CACTTGTGTTGGCAGAGCAGCGGAGGCCGAACGGCAACGCTTAGCCAAAGCCGAAGCCGAAGCAGAAGCAGAACAGCAGGCCGAGACAGCAGCCGCTATGGGCTTAGGCTTCTACCGCCGAGGACGCCGCTAAGCCGAATTATATAGCGGGCAGCCCATTTTTTCGCAAGTCTTATAGGAATCGGCAAGACATAATGATAACCACGGGAAAACAAGGGCGCGGCGTCGCGGTCGTCGATGGGGGCGCTGATGATGGCACGGTGGTGCGTATAGCTGACGCGGGGGCGCCCGACGCGGCACCGGTGCGTCGACCGCTCGGCGAAGTGTTGACCGAACGCGAGTTTAAGGTCCGTAAAGGCGGCTATAAGTCGCTCACGAGTGCACAGCGGATCGCCATCGCGGAAGCGCTGCGCGACGGGGAACTCTCGCTAACAGAGAGCTCTGCCGATGGTGATAGCAGCGACGACGCAGCACCGGTGCCACGTCGGGCCGTGAGGCCGTACAACCGCGCTGTCGCCCGCCGCATAAAGCAAGACTACGAGACCTCGAGCGCTTTCGAATACCGCCTGAACGGTGCCGGGCGTATGATTGTCCTCCCTAGCGAGACAGAGCCGGAACGCCTGTTCATCGCCGGGGCGTCGGGCAGTGGCAAGAGCTACTTCGCTGCCGACTATATGAGGGAGTACGCGCGGATGTTCCCCGATCGGCGCATATTGCTGTTCTCAACACACGAGGACGAAAAGGCATACCAAGACATCGAGATAGAGGCCGTAGCGCTCGACGAGGATTTCACCGCGGCCCCGCTAGCGCTGACAGACCTCGAAGCCAGTCTCTGCGTATTTGACGACTGCGACGCCCTCCAGGACAGAAAGCTGGCCCGCGCCGTCGAAGCGCTCAACCTCGACCTGATAAACAACGGCCGCAAATACGATATCCACGTTGTAACGCTGAGCCACGTGTTGATGGGCTACGCGAAAACGCGCTGCCAGCTAATGGAGGCTAGCCGCGTCGTGTTCTTCCCCGGCGGAAACGACTATCATAGCCGCCGATGGATGAAGGTCTACGGAGGTATCAACGATGCCTGGCAGAAACGCATCCTCGCGGAGCCATCGCGCTGGGTCTGCGTCGATATGCGACAGCCACGCAGTTATGTGACCGAAAACGCGGTGGTGCTAGTCCGTGGCGACCCTACGGGACAATAGCGGCGACGATATCGTCGGGGGTCACGCCCATCTCACGCGCGACGCGCCGAACCGATTTCGCGAACATCGCGGCGGGCACGTTAGCCGTGAGGATACGCGTAACGCACCAGCGCCCGCAGGTCTGGGCCGGATCGCGCTGGAGTTTAAACTCGCTGTAGCTGACGGGCCGCCCATCTTCAAGGAGCAGCCTCACAAGCTGCGGGCGCGTGCTCGCGAATGCTTTGCGATATTTTTCAGGGATAAACGAGAGCTCGGCATCGGGGCGGTAGCCATAGCTGTCGAAGTGCTCGATGCCTCCGCCGACCTCGTGGACGGCGACCCAGTGGCCGTAGCTCGGTTCGGTCTCGTAGAGCAGGATGAACGGGAGCGGGGGGAGCTTTTTTAGGCGAATCAGGTCGCGATAGAGGTAGACGCCGGCGTTAGGAAGCTGCGCTGTGATATCCTCGCTCGACATGGGAACATCGACGCGCGACATCTCGGGATACTCAATTATAAACACGCGTGCTTACTATATATGATGAATATAATCGAGCACGCCAAAATGCCCTCCACCGGAGATGACGTCGTGTACTACAATGCCAGCTTGTTTAATCCGGGCTCAGGCCAGCCCGTAGAAGCTTATATATCTGATATCAGATCCCAGGCTGTAATCGACCGGCCCGAGGACTGGCAGGTAAGCGTTGTCCGCTTCGACATAACCAGCTCACTAGTCCCGCCGATGGTAGTCCCTATGGCGGTCCCGCCGACGAACGTGCCCGGGGTATATGCGTCGGCCTTGCGGGTAGTGCTACGACACCTGGGCATTGACTATAGCGCCTCGGTGCAAATATTCTGCTTCTCGTCGAGCCTATTCGGGGCCGTCTATAGCATCGACGAGCTGCTATCGCGATATAACACCGCCCTCGCTACCGCCTTCGCAGCCGTGCCCGCTCCGCCGTCGGCAGCTGCTCCAATATTCGTGTTCAATCCCGTCACCCAGCTGATAACGCTGTACTATCAAGCGACCTACGTCACGGCCGTGAACCCCATCGAGATATATCTTGATACACAGGCTTACGGATACGTAGTTAGCCTCCCCGCAGCTTTCTTCGGCTGGAACGACCCTAGCGGACGGGATTTCCGTATCCAGGTCGAGACATCAAGCGCGCTCACTATCCCCGCAGTAGGTGCGCGCGCCGGCTATCCGTCAGTCGTTCAGGCTCTCGCCGGCGAGGTCCGTGCCCTCTCGCAGGCAGGCATTAGCCTCGCGTCCATGAATGGCGTACGCAGCATCCTGATTACGACCAGTATGCCAATCTCGAGCGAGGCCCTTCCGAGCACCTCGCTCGCAGGTGCTCAGAATGCTGGCTACAGTTCGAATAGCCTGCCCATCCTCAGCGACTTTATAGTTGGAGGGTCTGACCCCAGTGAAAACCCTAGCGTCGACCGGGTTCAGATCACCTACCTGCCGACGGCTGAATACCGCATGATCCAGATGCGTGGGCTGGAGCCCCTCAAACGAGTCGACTTGAGGTTCTTCTTCACGCTCCTGGATGGCGAGATCCGACAGCTGAGCATCCCGCCTGGTGGCCACGTCAGCGCAAAGCTATTATTCCGTAGAGTGCGATAGAGTGCAACGTGTGGGAATATTATTTTTCGTCGAGAGTATCTAGCCCAGTCATATTACACGCTAGCCGCCTCGTCTCGATGTCTATTACCGTTGACCAGCTGAAAGTTGAACGGGTCATCGACCCCCGGACCGATGCAACTAGCCCCGAGAACCGTGTTTATAACGCGTTTGAGGGTGCTGCGGACGTGTCCTACCAGGATTTATCTCAGGATGGCGGCGTATCGAACACCAGCCTGACGTTCACTTTGAACCCCCCTAGCCCCCGCGTATTTGTAAATCGCCGCGTCATGGTGAGTATGCGCTACCGTCTGACCTTCACCGGAGCTTCCGGCGGAGCGGGGCAACAACTGCTCCAGGCCGCCGGGCTTCCTCGCGCCCCCGGAGTCAGTGGCGGATCTGCCTATTACGATAGCCCAAGGAGCTATCCTCTGGCACGCTCTATGCAAACAGTGCAATTCTCGTTATCTAATGATCGGCTTTCCCAGAACCTTGGACAATACTGGACATGCATGACGAGGTACTCTAACGATGTGGAGGCACAGCAGCTCTGGCACTCTATGACGCCCACTATGCTTGACCAGAGCCAAAACTACAGCGACCTCAACGGCTTCGCTCGTAGCCCTCTTCGCGGCTATGGAGACAACGTCCTCCAGGACCCCCGCGGTGGGTTTACTGGGGCACTTATCACGCAGAACACTTCGCTTGGCGCTGGCGATACCGCCGTCGTTGAGGTATATGCGACCGAGATGCTCGATTTATCCCCGTTTCTGTTCGAAAAGGGGCGCCAGGATGTGGGCTTCATTGGAATCCAAAACCAAAGCTTGACTATCACCCTCGGGGGCAAGGGAGTCGGGCCGCTCTCTGGGCTGGCCGCATCTCTGTGGAGCCATAGCACCAGTTCGCCGAGCGTGTTTACTGGCATAGCCGTCCAGGTCTTAACGGCATCGATTAAAGTCTCCTACCTGACCCCCGATCCGGTGATGCAGATTCCGCGTAGTATGAATTATCCATACAGCGAAATCACCTACTACCCCACAACTATTTCAAATGCCGTCCTCGCGGGTGCTGGAACGACCATCACCCAAAACAACATCCAGCTGCAGAGCATTCCTAGCCGTATCCTCTTCTGGGTTGCTCCTCAGGATAGTGGCTACTCCGTGACGAGTTCAGATGTGGCATTCGCTATTACTAATATCAACCTCTCGTTTGACAATCGCGACAGCTTGCTGTCTAACGCCACCCAAGAGGATCTGTATCAGATCTGCGTGAAGAATGGCTCGAACTGCTCATGGCGACAATTTACCCGCGACGTGGGCAGTTATATCGCTCTCGACTTCGGCGAAGATATCCCCCTTCGCGCAACCCAAGCCCCAGGGCTTCGCGGCAGCTACAACATGCGGTTGACTGTCCAGTGCACTAACCTCGGCTCTGCCGCCGTTGTTCCTACCTTGAATCTGGTTGTTGTAGCTGAAGGCGTCCTCAGTATCATTGACCAGAACGTCGTCAGAAATATCGGCGTGCTCTCCTCTGAAGACATCCTGCGCTCGAAAACCCAGGTCGGCCGGACCTATCACGCTCGCGGCTCCGTTTACGGCGGCAGCTGGTGGGACAAGGTAAAGTCGTTCGCCGCCGACGTAGGCAAAAAGGTCATCCGCCCTGGCCTCGACATCGCATCAACGGTTGGGTCTCTCATTGCCCCAGAATTCGCGCCCGCTATCAGGACCGCAAACACCGCGGCTCATGCTGTCGGCATTGGCCGCCCCCGAGGAGGTCGCCGCATCACCCGCAAGGAGCTTGCTGCCATTATGGGTTGATTACCTGTCTGCCGTTAGCGCGAGCCGCGGCAATAGCTTTATTTTTGTGGCCCGATTTTCTCCCCCTATACTATACGCGCGCGAGATGAATTTGGCTGAATTTAATACGGGCACTGGTGCGCCGCAGACCAAGCCATGGCTACGCCCCGTTGCCTTCTCGCTCGAGAGTCTGACCCTGTTGGCGAGCAATGCTACCATTACGGACTTGGCGTGTGTTGATATTCAAACATCGAATATCACATCGTTCCGGGGTGCGATCGCGCTCCCCTTCCGAGTCGGCGGCTCTGTACCTACCATCACCGGCGCAGCTGGGGTCACTATCAGCTATGATAGCTTTATAGGAGGTGTTGG